CATTATTTGATTATCTTTCAAATAATAGTAAAAGTTTTAGTGAAATAGAGTTCAAAATTAAAAAAACTATTGACAAATTAAGCATATACGTAAATAATATAGACTTAGGATAACAAATATGAACACAAATCAATTTAAGTTAAAATTAGCATTAAGCAAGGCATCGCAATCTTTATTAGATAAAGCGACTGCAAGTAAAAGTGTTAAAAAACTAACAGCAAAGATTGAAGCAACACATTCAGGTATAGTTAATAAGAATAAATGGTTCTATACTCCAACAGGAATGAAGGATGGAACTAACACTTTCATAGAACCTTTTAATAAACCTGTACTTAGAAACCATGATTCAGAAGGAGATTCTTTAGGTAGAGTTGTAGCATCTGAATATATATCGTATAATGATACTGTTGAAGCCGGTTTATTAGACACAACTGACTCTGTTTCTTATTTCTCAAAAATTAAAGACTTCGTTAAAGGCGAAATCTTTAATGCAAAAGATTATAAGGGGCTAGGACATATTGAACTAACTGTAGAAATTACTGATAAAGATGCAATTGAAAAACTACTTGATGGTAGATTTTTAACAGTATCAATTAGTGGTGATACAGAACAAGCAGTATGCTCAGTGTGTGGTCAAGATAAAAAAGCTATAAAAGATGATGATGAATCATGCGAACACTATAGAGGTGAAGTGTATGATGGAGAAGAGGCATTCCTAATAGCAGGACTAATGTCATTCGAAGAAGTATCTTTTGTAAACAAACCAGCTGATGAAAATGCTAAAGTACAAATACTTAATGATAGTATTAACTTAGAAGATAACACAGAGTTCCAAGAATTAACAATACTGGACTTTGAAATTGAAAACACAGGAGATGACAAATTGAAAATCAAACTATCCGATCTTATTAAGAAAGAAGATCTACAGGGTACACTGAACGATGCTCTCAAATCTCTAGGACTAGATGATCACGCATCTTCTGATGAAGAGCTTAATAAGCTTAGAAAAACTAGTTTCCTATATAGCGATGAAAGAGCACTACCGACACATTCTAAAGCTGCAATACTTGCAGTATATAAAGTATTAGAAGATGTTGAAGATTCTAAAGATAAAGAAGATCTACTTACCGTATTAGATAAAAAGTTTGCCAGAGAATTTGGTAAAATTTCTATTGAAGATGCAATAGCACTTCTTGTTAAGAAAAAAGAAGACGTTAAAGATGAAAAAGATGTTGATAAACAAGTATCTTTTGATGTAGACTATGACTTAATATCAGATAAAGTTGTAGAGAAAATCAAAAGCTCTTTTGATCTAGACGATTCATTCTTAGCAAAAAGAAATGAATCTTTAGAAGACGAAATAGAATCTTTAGAAAAAGAGAATACAACATTAATTGATTCTCTAAGATCTACAATAATTTTACAAATCCTTCAAGCTGAAGAAAGAGTCTCAGATACTGAGTACCAAACTAAGTTAGAAGGCAGAACTTTAGATTCACTAAAAGACAAGCTAGCAGATCTAGTACAACTAGAAAGCAAAGATGTCGAAAATGAAAAAGAAGGATCTGAAGAAGACGGCCTTGAAGACAATGCTAAAGAAGACGAGAAAGACATATCTGATACAGATGTAGATATCTCCGATGCAGTTGAAGACGAAGGTAAGGTTGAAGATTCTGATAAAGATTCTGACACCGATGAAGATTTGAAAGATAATGAGAATACATTGTCTGTCGAACAAATTAGAGATGAGTATAAAAAACTCATCAGAACTGAAGGTATGAGAGCGGCTTCTGGCTATCTGTCAGACTTACGAGAGAAGAATAATCTTCCAGCTAACTTTACCTTTTCAAGATAATAATAAGGAGAAATATTAAAAATGGCTAACAATCCTTACAGTTTACTGGGACCAGTAACCTATAAAACATATGACGACAGAGGTCATGTTACACCAAATTTCGAATACTCAGAAGGCATACGTCCTGCTGGTGAATTCATGCCAGCCCCTTATCTTCCTGCTGTACGTTTCAATGTTTACTTTGAAGAATTTATCGTACTTTCAGGCGGAAAAGTTGTTGCATTCGATAGTCTTGGTTATGTTGTTCCAGCTGGTCTAGCACTAGATTTAGCTGCTGAAGAAGCAACACCTGGAACTGCTATAATTGAATATACTCAAAGCGACGTTGATCGTGGAGTATTAAACGCAATGGGCGTAGCACCAGTTGCTGGTGAAAAAGTTGCAGCTTCAATGGTTTCCGGACAAGCAAATATTACAGTTTCAGCACCAATCGGACTTGCTTCATATAACTACTGGACTAATCCAGGTGGTGATGGTGAAAACCCTGCCGGTTATAATGTGCAGAACTTTAACCTACAGAATAAAGTTGCATTTGTAACAGACTATGTTATTCAGATTCCTACAGTAGTAGATCAAGCAGCATATGATGCAGCTCCATATAAAGGCATGATGGCCTTAATTGGAACAGCTAAGCCTGGTGGTTTCGTAACATTTGATGCTAGTTCAAACATGGTATCAATACCTGGTGATTACTTACTAGGAAGCATTGAACCAAGTTCAATAATGGGACAGATATTAACAGTTGATGACGATAGTCCTAAAGATTATTTAGATCAAGTAAGAACTAGATACACTGAGTTTGGTGAACTAGAGAAGATGCCTGGTACTGCCACTGAAGGCAAGTCAGACACGATTACCTATTCAAATGGTAATGGCTTAGTTACAATCAACCTGACAACAAGATAATAGGAGAAAAATAAAAATGACAGTTTTAAGAGATTATTGGACTCCAGAAGAGCTAGAGAAAAAAGATGAAATCGCAGATTTCCGTTACGTATTCCGTAATGGCGGAGTAACTCCAGATGGAGCGAAAATGTCAATCCAGGATGCCATCTCGACACCTAGTTCACCTATGATGTTCAAAAGAGTTATAACAGAAGTAATTCAAGAAGCTATCGAGCCAAATTTAATTGGTACATCTTTACTTAATCGTATAGATTATGATGGTTATGGAACAACTATAACATTTGGTACCATGGGTGCAATTTCTGGTGAGCTAGATATGGCTGAGGGTCAGGAATATCCTGAGTTCGGCGTACAAATGGGTAATGGAACAGTTACAGCAAACATCGGTAAGTCCGGTCTTGCAATGAAGATAACTGAAGAAATGATTAGATATTCTCAGTGGGATGTAATCGGATTACATCTACGTCAAGCTGGTCGTGCATTAGCTAGACATAAAGAAAGAAGAATATTTGATATGTTCAACAGTATGGGTGTAGTTGTTTTTGACAACGTTGATCCAGCTAATTCAGAAATCGGACGTACAACTGGTCGTGATCTAACAGGTGCTGGTAACGGTGCCATGACTATGGATGACTTATATGAAATGTATGCTAAGACACTAGAGAGAGGATTTACTCCTAACACTATTCTTATGCACCCATTAGCATGGTCAACATGGATTAAAGATCCTATCATGAGAGAGTTTGCATTAAACTCTGGTGGCGGAACATGGTATGGCGGTTTTAATAACAGCCCTACTCCTCAAACACCATCTACCTGGGCTAACCTAGGAAGAATGCAGGCTCCATCATCAGCTGATGCGCCTCAGAATGAGAGAGAACATACTCAGCAATCTGCAGCTCAGATTCCTAACTACTTCCCTTTCGGAGGATTAAGAATCATAGTAACAGCTCAAGTTCCTTTCGATGCAACAACAAAAACTACCACTATCATAATGCTAGACAATATGGAAGTTGGAGCACTAGTTGTAGCCGAAGATCCTATGATGGAAGAATGGAATGATCCAGCTAGAGATATCTTAAAGATTAAGATGAGAGAAAGATACGGAATGGTATTATTCAATGAAGGTCTAGCAGTTTCTATTGCTAAGAATATCAGCATTGAAGCTAATGAAATCGTTCTACCTCCTCAAGCAACTCTGGAAGGTATTCAGCCTATAATTCGCAAGCCTTAATAAGCTTCATTATAGTTATAAACCTAAAAAGGTGGGCAATGCCCGCCTTTTTTTTTGAGTATACATATCCCCTATGATATACTTACTTAATAAAATCAATCATTAATTTGGAGAAATCATAATGGCAATATCAACATTAGAAGTTGTAGACTTAAACTATTTCTTTCTAGATGGAATAAACCTAATTAAAGGCATACCACTAGCTCAAGAACTAAGTACTGAATCAGACTTCGCAATAAAATTGTTAGCATTCGCAATAGATGCAGGAGTAGTTACATCTACCTTGCCACTAGTAGATGTTATTCAAGAAATAGAAACTCTTTCTATAAGATATTACACAGCAGAAAGATTAGGTCAATCAATACCAGAACCAACACTTCTGGGTAATCAAGAATCACCAAAAAACCCTTACAATCAAAAGTCAACATCTTCATCAAAAGAAGTTAAAGAAGTTAAAGAAGAGAAATCTAAAAGACAAGATGACTAAGGGGATTAAATAATAAGGTAAAAACATGAAGATTAAAGTAACTTTACAAAATAAGAATTTCTACTTTCTAGATGGATTAAATCTAGTAAAAGGACAAGAAGAAGAAATAGATCTATCCATTAAGATGGATCCATTTCTGGCAAGTATTGCAAGCTCAATAGCATTGGGGTATCTAAAATCAGATATTGCATATGGAGTAGTAGTCGGATTAATAAAAGAAGAAAGCTACAGAAATATTATGGCGCAAAGACTTAATGTGGATTTATCGAAATTTAAAGATGAGATAAAAACAGAAGCAGTTATAACAAATATCGAAGTAGAAGAAGTAGTTGTTGAAGAAGTTACTGAAGTAGTTGCCGAAGTGGAAGAAGTCGTTCAGGCAGATCCAAATGAAGAGCTATATTCTCTACTAAAAGGATCTAATAGATCTGTATCTACTAAGATAAAAGCAGCTACGTTATCAGACGAAGATATAGCAATGCTATTAGAAGCAGAAGAAAACGGTAAAAATAGAGCTGTAGTTAGAAAACTATTGAGTGCATAAAAAATGTATAACAAGCTAGAAGTAATAGAAGTACTAAATACACCAGAAGAATTAACATCGTTCCCCTTAGAAGGAACGATTAATATACTCTTCAAAGGCAAGCCTAATCCAATAGATATAGGAGAGCATGCTTACTTAATAAGGCATGATGGTGATATGGATGTCAACATGCCTGGTACTGCTGACAATGCAATAAGAGCAGTTGGTTATGTACAGGTTGATAGATACGACAAGATAGAGTCTACGATAGTCTTCACAGAAGAAGTTATAGACGAAGACTGGAAATTATCTTTTACTCCGGCTGAAGCATTAATTACTAATGCAAATTACTATCTAGTTTTAAGTAAATTTTTAGTACCAGAATACTATGAGATAAACAAAACGGTTTCATATGGACCTTCTGAAATAGGCATAGAGACAGGCAACTTAGCTATAGGTGAAGATGCCAACTGGACAATAGAGATCATAACAGAATCAGTATTAACACCTGGTTCCAATATGATTGAATTTTCTGTATTGAAAGATGGAGTATTACTAGATCCTTCAGTGTCTCTTAATACAAGAGCAGATACATATAATATATTAGAAGATATAAATATAGTATTTAGTCCTGATATACCTTATATGGTTGGTGAAACATTTACTGTAGAAACATTATTATTTGAAGGCATAGAAGATACATTATTACAATATATAAGTACCAATATACATTCAGAAATAATACCACCGTCAGAAGAGATTCAGTCTGAAAGAATTAACAATGCAGACATTGTAAAATTCTATGAAGACAATGGTTGGACAGAAAGAACATGTGATACTAGTGAAGAAGAACCAGAGCAACCAGTAGTACCTGGAGAGCCGATAGTAAATGATATATCTTCCGTATTCATACATCCAGGCACAGTCATAATAGACTGTGGTGCAGAGATAAGTCCCTACTCCCTAATAGATAGTGTATTCAATATAAAGCTAAGCTATGCATTTAACAACTATGTACTACCAGAAATGGGATACTACAATGAAGATGCACAGTATGTAATATACTACTCAATAGTAGATAAGAACTTTATAAAATTAGAAACACAAGAGAACACAGAACTAGTCCCAGCAGGACAACAGTTTATATTATTACCTAGGATATAAGAATGGCTAAGACATACGACGAAATGTTGGATGATTATTTATATTTCAGACCAAGTACGTTCTTGGAATTTTACTTTCTGCATTATGAAAATGCAGGTGAATTAGTAGCTAAATATAAATATAAGCCACTAATAGTACTAGACCCAGATACACAAGAATGGATACCTATTCCAGAAGATGCAGACTATGCACTTTACGAACTCTATAGTCCGTTAAGTTTTCCAGAATTCTTTGAACAGGGCTTATCTAGAATAAGACCTATCAGGTATGACGATACACCAGATAGAAACTTCTTAGAAGCCAAAACAAGATGGCTTGATGACATAAATTATACCCCCTTTATTAGAGTAACCCACAGACATAATGCTAATGGAACAACAGATCTATTAGACTTAGATGGAATAGTATTAACTGGCATAGAAGACATATACTTTGGTGAATTTTATTTATTAAGTAATAACTATAAAGTTATTAAACGTATGAATATTAAAACTGAGCTACTTCAGGCAGATAAAAATAGCACAGCTTATACAAATACACTACCTGGATACAAATATCCAAGTGATACATTGGTAGGTAGTGAGGAGGCCTTTACAAAATGGTACTTCGGTTATTCCCCCGTACCAGAAGATCAAAGACCAGAATTCTTAAGTTTACCAAGAGTAACTCCAACAATAAATCAACCTACACATACTGAAAGTAGAAGAAGATGGCAAAGCCTAAGAGAATCATGCTTATCATGGGGTAGGATATATGATAAGAGCAACTTAAATGATGAACTTAGAAATAGAAAAATAAAACCACAGTCCAT